ATGTCGCAATAAGCACGGATGATCCTCCTTGAGATTCGTGTTGGTTTTACTTATTTGGCAGTCCGCATTGACCTCGTGAAGCATTGTTTGTATTTCGGGAGGTAAATAACCCCATCTACCGGGATCAAGTGGGAATTTATCCGGACCCTTTATGTACTCATCTTCAGCCTTGTTTGCGACATTTTTTGGCGCTTGTTCTTTAGTTTTCTTATCCAAGCATTTGCTGTTTTCCTTTATTCTGCCCTCGGTATTATACTTTTCAAAGCAACATGGCACGCAAAGACCCTTAGGATGTGAATCAGGGATTAGCCCAGGATATTTTTTATAGTCTTTCTTGCCGGGTTTTGGAGTATAAAATTCGTAAACATAATATCCAGGTTTTACCTGTTTCTCACCTTTGGGTAAAACCTTTCCGCACGTAGGGTGGACTAATTCTTTCTTTCCATCTTCTCCGACAACCTCTTTCAAATCATTTGGGTCAACAAATGTATTGGTTTTCAAACACCAAAAACGCGGACATATATAATTAAATTGATGTTTTTCATCAGAGCCATATTTAATGACATCTTCTGGTCTTAAAAACTTTGGATGGTCCTTGTTGATTTTAGCGAGTTGACTGTCAGTTAAAATAACGGGCTGTCTTCTCATATTTGAGCTACATGTTCTAGGATATGAATTGAATTGTGGCGTGTCTTCCTTTAAAATTAATATGGGGTCTTTTTTCTCTATCAAGGTTTGGAAGTAATATGGTTTATTGAGCTTCATCCCATCAATATTTCTAACGACATCCTCCTCTTCTTCTTCTGATTCTGAGTCGGATTTTGCCTCTTTTTCTTCTTCCTCACCTTCTTCCTTTGCCTCTTTAACTTTCTCGGAAGCAATAGATTCTTCGGTGTAATCAGACTTTGCCTCTACAACCGGCTTTACTGAAGGTTTCACAGCTTCTTCAACCGATTTATCTGAAGGTATCGATTCTTCACCCGACTTTACAGAAGGTATTGATTCTTCATCTGGCTTTTCAGAAGGTATCGACTCTTCAGCCGATTTTTCTGAAGGTATTGACTCTTCATCCGACTTTGCGTCTTCTTCAGATGATATAGACTTCTCAGAAGAGTCAGAGCTCATATCTAATTTTTGAGACGGCACTACTGGTTCTTCTTTGGGTTCGCTCGAAATAGATGATTCCGACCCAGTCTGCCCACCCTCATATGAATCCATCTGGTCATCATCGTCATCGTCATAAAACAAACTAAGAGCACCTTTGGGTTTATTCACATCTACCGTTTTAAATTTAGTGTATTGAACTTCTTCATCATCTGAATCCAACGAAGGAACTACCGATTTAGACACAGATTCTTCGACAGGTGAAATAATATCTTCAACAATTATCTCTCCCTTCGCACCAGCAGCACATAGCTCATTAATTTCTTTGGCTGGATATTTGGTGCTCTTCTTATCTTGTGTTAAGCGAACCATTGTATCCAAATAAATCGGTATGGTCTGCAGATAATTAATATTATTTATGTTTTCAGTAGTAATTGTGATGACTCCAGTTTCCTTATCAAGAGAGATTTCGGTTTTAAACCCAGGGCTATTTTTAATTTTAATGTCAGATTTTCTAACACCCCTTTCGACTTCAAGCTCATTCGCAATTTTTCGCACCATTTCTACCGCCTGCTGACGATCTAATTCTTCCGGAAAGTTTTCCAAGAGAGATTCGATAATCTGGTCCCCTCTGAGCCCCTGATCTGCCTTTTCCAAAATGAAGGCCTCTATGCTATTAAATTTGCTGTAATTTGAGACACGTTTGAATCGTAAATTGATTTTATCGCCCTTAAACGCATTCGTTTCATTAATAAATACACTCGATAAGCAACCCTTGTATGCGTCAATGTCAAGCGGTTTGTTGATTTTAATCTGTGTCTCGTAGGTGAGTTGTTTAATTTCAACATTCGCATCATTTAAACTGTCGAATAAGTTTAATTTATACCCACTTTGTTCTAGAAAACCCTTAATTTGGCTAATAATAGGATTAATCGTTGCTTTAAATATGGCGTCAATCTCATTAATTTCAACAACCGTTTTAAATTCTGAACTAACCGTAATAAAACCCTCTTCGTCAAATTCACAAATAACAGAGTCGGTTGTATCGGCAGACTCAGATTCAATATAAACCGCAACAGATTTGTTTCGCGCAATTGTTTTAATTAATTTGAAAATAGTCGTCTTTTTAAGAAGAGGAATTTTCCTGCCATCCGTTGCGAGCTTGTCCGTAAATAGTCTATATACGTTCTCTTGTCGCGCTGACGGATTGTATTTAATTAGTGGGCTATTTTGAGTAGCATGAATAATCTTAAATATAATTTCAAGTGGGATTTTAATGCTAAAATCGGGTCTTAGCACAGCCTTGATATATTTTATACCCCTAGTAACGTAATTTAACGCGGTTGTTTTCAACATGAACACGTCATAAAACATGTCAATTGTTTTGAATGCGTTGAATGTCTTTTTATCCAATAACTTTTTGGTAGATTCAACTAAAGTGACTCTTTTATCATCCAAGTCATCAATGCTGTTAATATTTTTATTATACAATGCCGGATAATAGATTTTAATAGTGGTTTCAACTGATAGCCCTTTTTGGTCAGCATAAGAGAGAACATCCTCCGCAAGACATAAATAAATGCTATTGTCAATTATATTACCGCTATTCAATAACAGATGGCTATTCAATGTTGTTAACGATTTACGAGCAGAGTTCTCAAAGAATTTATCATACTCTGTAACATCATATGGGTCGCATACAAAGGGATATTCATTTTCGACAATAAAAAATTTCTGACCTAAAACCTTGTTTAAAATATAATTTTTATTATCAAATCTCATTTCAAAAATATCATCAAACGTATACACGTCCTTTTCGACCGGTTTTTCAAAAAGAGTCCCCTTTTCATCACTAACAATATTTGAAATAAACTGGTCTAATCTGACCTGTGTTAGCGGAAGCTTGTTATTTTGTGTGAGCGATTCATACACAGAAACAGCGTTCAAGGTTTCGATTTTTTGGCAATATAGATATATCTCGTCTAATGAAATCTCTCGTTTAAGCTCGTTAAGTATTTTAAGTTTAATTGTTCCAATTGAATCGTCAAAATGAATTTGTTGCTCAGAAAATTTTACTGTAATTTTATCTGTTTTGATTTGTTCAGTTTCATGCTCAGAAAAAATTTTTCCAAATAATTCTGTTTCAGTTTCTTGTGACCGTTTGCCAGTAAATACAAAAATCGTATTTATTACGCCATTAGCGAATAGTTTAACTTTATATATATTACTAGCTAAAGGTTGTTTTGTTTCTGGCAATTTGGTTGATAATGAATTTGACATATATATAACGCTACTATTATTTTTAATTTAATTATCACTCAAAGATATTAAATACAAAACATTCGATTTGGTATTTAATATGAATACATATTTGGAGCGATATCTCTTAACGAAATAACTACATTATATTTTTATTAATATGTGTTGGTAATCCGTGACCAAACAAAATCATATAAATTAGCGCGATGGCGCCAATCAAGACACTTCTATCAATAGCCTTCGCGTTGGACTGATTCAACGCAAATTTCATTACAACAAACAACAGTATAGCTATAATTATAGCGTGAACTAACATCATCAATGCGCCTTCCATTATAATATATACGCGTAAAAAAATTTATACTAAATCATAGTATGGATTATCATTTATATCCATACCGCAATATTGTTGGGGATTTTTCTTGTAATCAACTGGGTCATATATACCGGCTTCTTTTGCGTTTTGTAGCATGTATTTAAAGTTTTGCCAGAATTCTTGTTTGTGTCCAACAGACTCTGTCATTACATGTGATAATTCATGTAAAGCAACAAACGTAAGGGTGCTAAGATCAATTAGTTTATTCCCATCTTTTGTTGTATTTAAACAGAATGCTATTTTCTCTCCTTTATTTTCACTGAAAGCGGTTAGCTCGCTTGTCGGTAAGGTCTCGCTAATAGTTTTTGGGTTGAAGCCTTCTACTAGGCGTATAGTGCGCGGATCCTCGGGGTGCTTTTCCTTCATGTATGCTACCATATCCTTCATTTTTTGTGTAACCTGCGCTAAAAGATTGGCCGCGAGCTCTAGTTTCTCTCTTTCTCGGACACAATATCTATTTCCATCTTCGGAAGCAATAATGCATTTTAGATTATATGCGTCGGATTGAAAATATATCATTAGGCAAAAGAAAAGGATGAATGCTACAAATATATAAAAAAATATGCTATGCTTTTCCATATATTATGTTTAGAAAAGGTATTATTAAAATATGTTTATATTTTATATGAAAGGCTCGGCAGCTTTACTACCAAATAAAAATCATAATCTTGTTATTGTAAATGAAGACGCTTATCAACAACCATACAATCATTGCGAAGATTTATTAACTGGTTTAGGTTTTGAAGAAGGTGAATTAGAAATGTTTTTCGATATGAATCAAGTAAGTGAAAACGAATTGGTTGAGAGATATATACAAAGAGCTCGCTCTGCACCATACAATTTAAATTGGCAAACGGGAGATGATGCTTGTATTGCCGATAATATGTTAGGTGTATTTAAAGATAATGGTGTCGAGTATACGAAACATGATATTGTTGAAGATGTTTTTGATTCATTTTCTGAGCAAGCTGCTCATCAACAAGCTGGTAGAAGGCAAAAATCTAGACGCTCAACAAAAAAGAGAATAAATAAAAAGAAGCGTGGTACAAGAAGAAAACATAGAAGAAGTAAAAAATAATTATTAAAATTGAGTTAAAATTATTTATTGTAGTATATTTAACAATAAATAATGTTTTCAGAAAATCCTAAATCTAAATTTTGGTCAGATAGAAATGAAAAGAATCCTGATGAAGTGGCATTGAATTCACATAAGAAATTCTGGTTTGATTGTGAATGTGGGCACGAGTTTGAGAGTTCTTTGTTAAATATTAATCAAGGAAATAATTGGTGTGGTTTTTGTAGCTATCCACCTAAAAAATTATGCGATGATGAAAATTGTAAAATGTGTTTTAACAATTCGTTTGAGAGTCACCCAAAATCTATTCATTGGTCTTATGAAAATGAATTGAAACCAAGACAAGTATTTAAAAATGCCGATAGAAAAAAATTTAAATTCAATTGTGAATGTGGACATAAATTAGATGTTAATTTAAAGGCATTAAATCAAGAAAATAAATGGTGTAAGTATTGTGCTCATCAAGAACTATGTGAAAATTTAAATTGTAAGTCGTGTTTTAATAATTCATTTGCTTCAGTAGAGAGAAGTAAGTATTGGAGCGAGGAAAATAAACTAGAACCACGACAGGTTTTTAAAATTTCTTTTAAAAAAATTAAATTTATATGTGAAATTTGTAATAATAATTTTGAAAAATATATTTCTGATGTAACAAATAAAGATAGTTGGTGTCCTTCTTGTTTTAATAAAACTGAATTAAAATTATCAATTCAGCTAACAAAATATTATAATATTAAAAGACAATTTAAGACTGAATGGTGTAAAAATACAAAATATTTACCTTTTGATTTTGTTATTGACGAGAGAAGAATAATAATAGAGTTAGATGGACCTCAACATTTTAAACAGGTTTCAAATTGGATATCTCCTGAAATAAATCTTACTAATGATTTATTTAAAATGGATTGTGCTAATAAAAATGGTTTTAGCGTTATAAGAATTTTACAAGAAGATGTTTTACATGACAGATATGATTGGTTGAGTGAATTAATAAATAAAATAGAATTAATTTCAGATGAAAATATCATACAAAATATTTTTATGTGTAAGAACGATGAATATAAAAATTATTTATAAATTTTCGTCACAAAAATATTTTATTAATTTTATTTTTTGTTACCATTTATGTTTATTGACCACCAGAGCCAATTTCGAGCGGCGGCCTCATGAAATCAGGCTCGATTGTGCTCTGGTTCCAGGGTCCAACTGACAATTGAGGGTTCGGGGGCTCAGAGCGAATCTGGAGATTGGCGTTTCTGAGACTCTGGCCGATGGTGTCAATGCCGATGTGGTAACCAGCCTTGAGAAGATTGACGTTGGCGAGCTCACCCTTACCGGAAGGGTTTAATTGGGCCCATTGGGAGTTAGAATCCTTGGGTAAAAGTTCAGCCGGGTTCTGAATATTAGGTTGCGAGCAAGATGAGGGGATACCAGGCATGCTGGTTTGGACACCATTGGCGGAGGCAAACACCTCGTTGCCATTAGGGTCAGAGGGGCGAATACTTGCGGAAGCCTGCATGTTAGTATTCTTGTATTGCTCCTGCATTTGAGCATTCGACTCGGAACCGGGCATACCCTTAGCACCTAGGTAACCAGCGAACATGCTAACACCATATGCTATAATTAATAAAACGATAATGGCTCCAATTCCATAGTCATTCCAGAGTTTCTTCAAAGAGACTGTCATTATATAAAATTAATGATAAAATAATTTTTAGAATACATATTAATTATTCTAAACATTTGTCAATTCCGTTGTAAAAATTAGAGCCCTTCTAATTCACTTTCTGAAACCTCATCGATTTCTGCGTCAATATCGCTATCACTGTCATTTAAATTTTCTAACATATATGTTTTCTTAATATTCTTTGCTTCTAAATAAGCTAGAAGTGCGTTCTTTTTTGCTGTCTTTGCTTTAATTCTAGCCTCCTTATATAATTCAAAATATACCTGGTTCGGTTTTTTTAATTGAATAGTTTCTAAATTATTCTCTAAAGCTAAATCTAAATTATCAATCTCCTTTAATTCATCCGGGTTTTCCTCAATGTCCGTATCCAAGTTTTCAAATTCCAACTCTACGGAAATATTCTCAGTATCCTGGGGAGATTCGGGCGTTGTCAATATTTGGGCCGACGCAACCTCTTCTAAAGTCGCAGTAACCGTAGTTTCTTCTAAACTATTCGCAACCGGATCTACTGTTATAACAGGAGCTGATTCCGTATTATCCAAATTATTATCCATATTGTCTATAATATCTACCTCTTGTAGTTCTTGCGTTACGATATCCCCTTGTGCGGCGATATCTCTTTCTAAAGCAGGTGGCTGATGTATTAAATGGGTGTTAACTTCATTCGTTTTTTTTATTGCGGTTTTTATTAAACAATTCTCAAATAAGGGCTCGTCATTTAACACCATTATCTGTTTCAAATCAATCTCAATCTGAAAATTTCTAGCCGTAAATTTTATTCCTTGTATTTCCAAAATAGAAATGATGTTTGTTCCATCCTTGATATCATCTGCTGTGAGAGGTATTTCGTTTTCATTATAGATCTTAACAGACGGAGTGCTATTATGACTTTTGACATTTGTTCTTACCAGGTAATACTTACCTGACTTGTAAACACGAATCGTAGAATTAAATGCGGTTTCAATGTCACTTTCTTCTAAATTATTTTGAAACCATGTGTCCCTTCTATCGAAAATGAGTTTTTGACATCTTTCTTCTAAATTTTCAAACCAGCTGATGAGGGTCGCAGCATTTTTATCAAACATTAAATCGCAGTAGTATTTTTTCCCCGTTTTGACTATTCCTTGTCGCGTCTGACTTTTAAACGTTTGAATGTATAATGGTTTGCTATTATATTCAATTTTAGTAAAATATGCGCCGCCCTGAATTCCTACCGGATGCGCTAAAGAAAGTTTAGTAAAGTCGAACGTATCATTTGGTTCAATAATATTTTCCATATTACAGAAATTGCAGAAAAATTAATAGTTAATAACACGCATAAGTTTAATAACACACAAAAATGTAATAATATTTATATATTGATTTACTATGAAAGATTCGTTGGTTAATCAATGTTTGGATATTTTAAAGAGAGACGATATAAAATCCGAGTTTAAAATGCTATTGAAACCGGTGATTGATTTTATTTTATATGAAATCAACCCATATATTTATATAACCGTCGCACTAGTATTTTTAATTTTTATAATGATTTTAGCAATACTCATAATATTAATTATACTGCTGCGTAATAAACAATTGCCGACAAAAATATTTTAAAGGTGCGGATTGTTTAGGCAGTCTAACTTATACTCTATTGTTTACACTCACTATTTACTTATTAATGAACCATTGCTGTAATTTTATTTTTTCTCATCAATTTATATAAATGGCAAAACAAAGACACAGCAGTCGAAGACATAGCAGTCGCAAACATAGACGTTCTGTTAAACGAGGAGGTAGTGCAAATTACAGCTCTGCCTCATCATATGGCATGTATGTAAATGGATCAGGCGACTCTCAGTTTGCAAGAGTATTTGATCAAGCTGGAGCTAACGGAGCTAACCAATCTAACGTCATTGTCGGCGCACAGGGGCAATGGATGACTCAACCAGGAGTGCCCACAAATCTTGAATTGATTCAATCCGCAGGTAAAAAGAGAAGTGGAAGTCGCAAGAATAGACGTGGTGGTCTTGTGGGTGAGGTCATGAGCCAAGCACTCGTGCCCTTCAGCATTTTAGCGCTACAACAGTCATATCGCAAGAAGCGTGGTGGAAAGAAAACCCGCCGAGCTAACAAACACTAAGAACATAACCTCGAATAAGGGCGTTAGTTATTAAGTAATATTGTTATTTATATTATATTTAATATAATTAATAATGAGTTTTGAAGGTCAGATTCAACAATGGGTTCAAATAGACAACCAACTAAAGCAATTAAACGATAAGGCGAAAGAGCTAAGAGATAAACGAAATTTATTGGAGCAAAACATAACAACCCATGCTTTTTCAAATAATCTCTCCAATTCAACGGTTAAGATAAGTGATGGCAGGTTGAAGTTTGTAAACACAAAGGTCCAAGAACCGCTAACCTTTAGATATTTAGAAAAGACATTAAGCGAAATTATAAAAAACGAGTCGCAAGTGAAACTAATGATGGAACATATAAGAGAAAAAAGGTCCGTTAAAATCGTTCCAGAAATAAAGCGGTTTTCTAATAATTAATTAATATATAAATAATTTATATGAACCAGGCAACACAAGAAGGCAAATTAGATTATATTGGAGCAAATGAATTAGTATTTAACAATAGTGTGGCGGATGGAATTAGTTCTGGTGGGTTCAGCGTTAATTCTATTATGATGAAGGCTGGAATGTCCCCTATTATGACTGTAAACACACAAACTGGCGGTGAAAAGGTTTCAGATTTATTTAACAGTTTAGTTGTGCCTAATTGGTTATTAAGTTATGATAATAGAATGGGTGGTGGGGTATATAAAGAATACGACGGTGGGGGCGATTCTGACAATGACGATGTAAGCGATGACTTACACGATAAACTATTAGATTTAGTGAGAGAACATGAAAGCAAATTGACTCAAAACAAGAAAAAGAAAACGCGTAGAATTGTTGGTCGTCGCAATGCGGGTGGGACAAAAAGAAAAATTGTGAAATGAGTTATTATATTAAATTATTCTTGATCTAATATAATAATATGCTTTTTAGAGTTATTGATCATTATGATGATTTACCGAAACATGACTCACCGGAGCCGAACGAATGTTTAATTTGTCTAGAAATTAATACGCATGACAATCTAATGCCTATCGATTTAAAAACGCAACAAATATATTTAAAGAAGTGTGACTGTGGTGGGTGGATTCATCTACGCTGTTTATGTGAATGGCAAGAGATAAGTAACAGCTGTCCAATATGCCGCTTATATATGAACAAACCGGTATCAATGATATCTCATGCTAGTTTTTACGTCGTAAAATTTATCGGAGCGTGTATATTAGTTTGTCTTCGTATTTGTCGCGCGCTTTGGTTTGCTCTTTTGCTATCATGTGGTCACCAGATTTATCGCTATTATTTTATATTGAACAGTCAAAAGGATACTGATTCTTGCGCTTATATAACAGAATAAGTTTTATTTTATATAATTAACATAATTATGAACTATATAAAAATTAGTACTATAAAAATCATTACTTTAAAAAGACCCCCAACTGCTGTAATTAAACGGTGAGACTAATATTTCATCCACTTTGGTTTTCCAGTAGTCCACTTGTTTTTGAAAAGCGATATCCTTTACCGTTTCGGGATATGGCGAAGCGGTTTTCATAAGCTCCTCCTCTTCGCTGGTTATTTTTGGTTTATATCCGTAGCAATTTACACCGAATTTTACATTAGGATTGGCAATAAACCCACCATTTACCCCAGTCCTTCCGCAATCATGTTCGTGTCCAGGTATTTTTTGTAAATGGTCGTAAGTTTGTTTTTGGGTAGGGAACAAGGCTAATTGATTCGCAGACCAGCCATAATTGCACCATTCTGCACCATTGTTGTATGCGTTTTCAATTTGGTCGTATGTTGCTAAATCGGAACCATACGCATTACAGACGGCCTTTGCGTTCTCGTAATTATAGTAGTTGCCCGGAATATTGAACACCTGTTTTTTAAATCGTATTTCGGGAACAGGTGACGCGTCCGGTTGATATGCGCTTTGATCTACGACTATATCAATAGTTGTTTTTGGACTGAACAGACCCTGAATATAGGCGGTTACATTTATACTAAAAAAGTATTGGAATGCGTTAATAATAATTAGAACAATCAAAATCGCAACAACGATAATTCCCATTATATTTGAACCAGTTGAACCATTCTCATTTCCTAAATCTACTGCGTTACTATCTAAAGAAGATGAAAACACGAAAAATGCTACAATAATTAATATAATAATAATAAAAACCGTAGGATTCAAAATATAGTTATTCAAATAATTATACATATTTACTGGATCGATCGTTGATGTTGTGTTGACTACTTCCATTTATAATATATAAATAGTTAAAATAATATAAATGATTTGTTAAATAATTCAAAATAAAATTAGCACGGTGTTAGACTTTCGCGCGTATACTTTCATTCCTATAAGTCGAAGTTGAACTGATGAATTAAGTCGGTCTCCTTCTGTAAAATAGAACATATGCTTTGGGGGATATAATAGAATCTACGAGTCCAACCTCAGAGACACTTGTGTCATTAAAATGATACCATTTGCCATTCGCGTTTTTAACATATGCCGTATAATGTCCGCCCATTACACCACCACTATGGTTACATACGCCATAAAGTTCATATTTATAACTGTCTTTCTTGTATCCAATGACATATTCAGACAAATCGAGGGTTTCTAGTGGAAATGTTACTAAAATTTGATTCTTCTGTCCTCTGCTATTAAATCTTTTTAAATCTATTACTAAAATATTCGGAAACGACCAGAATTGAATATTTTTTCTGATATTAATTTTTGTCTTGGTTTCTTCGTTATACCAAGCGTTTTCTCCATCTAATATTTCTCCTTGGACGTAATAGTTAAGGCAGTCTATTAATGTCGGCGACTTGTTATTTTCAGGGATTGGTAAATCGACCATAAAATACGGCTCTGGTGTTATTTTAACTATTTCTCCTGTTTCTAAATTTGTAATCTGTGAAACATGGACAGCATAGAATAAATTCCAAATTTCGGAATATTCCTTTGAATACATATTTTTAATCATTTCAAAACATTTAATTGCTGTGTGGTCTGTTGTATTTTCTGGATTTCCTGAAATCGTCATTTTAATTTCCCTCGATAATGACGTATGGAAACAATCAATTAAAAATAATAAGAATTCGGGAAGATCATTTTGTGAAAAACCAGTGAACATTTCTAACCCCTTAATACGCGCCACCTTTTGGACAGTTCTAATAAATTTACCAGGTGAAATAATACAATTATCATTCCACATAATTTTTCTGAGACCATCCCATTCTAAAATAAGCGCGGAGTCGACAGTCTTTTTCAGCTTAGTCTTATATGTTTCCCTCTCTAAAATATTATTTAATTCGTATGTATGTGAAATAATTTGCATACAAGAATTTACGAAACATGTATTTCCCAGATTTGCTAACCCACTTAACCCTTTGCCCTTGTAATTTTCAATGTTCATAAATATTAATATAACAATCCGTTTAAACACATTTAGTAGAATATATATATTTGATAAGTATATGAGTCGAGCTGGTTATACTATAAGTAATGAAGATTTGTTACTGATTAATATACTGAATGGCATGTACAATGACAATTTAAGACAAATTGACCGTATGAATACATCGATAAATACCTTGAATGCGGATAACTCAAGAATACGCAACCTACTTATACGTCTTTTGAGAAATCAGCGTGAAAATAATATTACTAGAGCGTCAAACAACGCAGCTAGAGGAGTAAATAGTGCTGCCGCGTCAGCCGACGCAGCTAGAGGAGTGAGTAACGAGAGAACGGCGCCTATAAATACGTCATTTCCTACTAGTATATTTGGATCGTCAAATGGGTCTAGTGGGCTAGGGCGTTTATTTGTAAATAATGCGCCTTATATTATTGACAATTTTCAACAATATAGAGTTCCATCTGCTGGCGGCGGCGCAGGACGAACTTTTTTTTCAGAGACATTGCGAAACTTTTATGAACCAGTAAATGTATATCCTACACAAGCACAAATTGCGGCTGCGACTAGAATAGTTAGGTATAGCGATATTGGTGTGCCTAGAAATAGATCTTGTCCTATTTCAATTATAGACTTTAATGATTCTGATATGGTTACAATAATTCAAAATTGCGGTCATATTTTCCACACGGAAGAATTGCGGACGTGGTTTACTACTCATTGTACTTGCCCTGTATGTCGGTTTGATATCCGCGAGGCTAGGAATAATCCTACTAGCAATTTAGAGACAACAAGTGCTTCAGAAAATATTACACGAGCATCAGAAAACATTACAAGTGCTGCAGACAATATAATCCGGGCGACCGAAGACATAACCAGAGCAACAGATAACATTATAGGCGAAGCTGAAAGGCAAGAAGAGAGAAATACTACATCTACTAGCGGTGAGACTCGCGGCGCAAGCGTTAGGTACAGCATGACAGAAATTTTTGATGGTTTGTTAAACTCATTTGATATTCAAGATGTAGAAATTATGATATCTGATCTCTCGAATAACCTCATAGCACCCCCGAATCCGCAAACATTATTTAGTTTGGTATCTCGTTTCAATAATAATAATAATATACCTCGCAGATAAGCATTATTAATATGATATAAAGAAAAAAAATGAAATATCATGTATGACGATAACTCGTAATAAACTTAAGAAAATAATGATGCAGACGAAACGATCAGATACGGACATAGTCCAAGAAAAAATTGAAACGCCGGATTCATATCCAATGTATGATACACTAGTTAGTTGGAGTAAAATTGCGCTTAGAATGATTAATATTATTTCAAAGGTATGTGGAGTTTATTTTGGGTGGATCGCGCTACATTATAGCGCATCCCATTTATACGTAAAATTGTGTGTGCCTGATACGTTATTTGGGTTTTTAATGTCGCCCTTTATGACGGCTACCCCACACTGCCAAGGTCTTCGTTGGGTTGTAACCAACGGCGCAAGTATGATTAATAATATGTGGATTGTGTTAGGAGGGTGGCTATGTTCTACAATATTTTCCACAAATGTGAGTAACGCAGTAGCTGCGTAAGGTGTCATTAATTTATAGAGATCAAAACTATATAAAGACTATATGTGATATTATTATATAAAATGACTGCTTATAAGAGAGGTGGAAATAAATGGACTGTGAACGAGTTGCTTTCGCTACAAAGAGAGTATGAGCTTTTGGAGATGTCAATTCAACAAATTGCGGCTAAGCATGAGCGAAGCATTACGTCTATCCTGTTTAAACTCGAGACGGAGGGATTTATTGATGCTTGGAACAGCGCAAGAGGATTCGATATTCTTGAGTATCAGAGAAAAATGGATGGAGATGATTGTGACGGAGAGGACTGCTGTGATGATGCCGACTGTTGCGATGGTGACTCAGAATCTGAAGCTGATACCGATGAATATGTAGATGGTATTGTTAACCGCGTATTGCGTTTGGAGGCAGATGTAAAAGAGATCGGTTATATGGTAACCCATATGTTTAATAATATGGTTGGTGCGAAACAAACGACCCTTTCTTGCCGAAATTAAGCAGCGGATATTCAAAGTAGAAATAATAAAAATAACAATAATAAACCAAAAATAAAAATAACGCGACTTATTTTTATTTTTACAATAACTTGAAAATTTAATAACTTATATAGTTCCATAAATTATCTAATTTGTCAATATGAAATGACAAGAAAAACATTATTAATGGGACAAAGGCTCCAAAAAAACACCACAATTCGCCAGCACTATACTTGAAATATTTTTTACTAATATATAAAAAAAAGTAGAGAACTGAAAACAGCACAAGACTATATGTGAAATTAAACAAGTAGAATATGTTAATTGCGAATAAAACTAAATAGGGATATGGGTTTGTATATTTGAGCCATGGCCATTTTAAGTGACCATCTTGTGTAGAGGTCACTAATTTATCCTTCAATAAAAATCGCACATATACCGTAATAAAATAAATAAAATATGCGATATTTAACACTGCTACTGGTAAGTTATAATTCTGTAAGCTCAATATGTTTGGTTTATAATAGAACAGTTTAATTAGGTAAAGTATTGTAGGCTGACATACATTTAATATCGGACCGCCAATAGTTGTTAATTTATTTATACCAATCTTATTGTCTATATCAATCCACAATAAAAAATCCATAAATTGGATAAGTGATATAAATATAAGGAACAGTCCAGATGCCTTATTCTCTAATCTATAAACTGGGTTCCCATAAATCATTAATAAAATAGAAAAAATTGTCCCGACTGTAAAAGTTAACAGCGAAACCTTATAATTAAAACACATGATATAATATATATTTATTTTTTTCCAAAGAAGTTTGTTATACTCTGTGCGCCAGTCTTTTCATTATTTGTCACCCTAAGATATTCATCAAACAGCAACGCCTTTATTTCTGAACAGCGCAGCTTTTCAATTTTAGCTTCGGTTTTCTCTTCGTCTTCAGTTTCCTTGCGAATAATTTCAACATCCTTTTTATACTGTCTAATCTTCGGCAGTTTTTTATTCATTGTCCAGATTTTCTCTAAAACTAACGCGAATACTTGTTGAACCGGCTTCATAATTTGATTTGTAATGTAAAACGAGTAATCGATTTTTAGTTTGTTTTCAGCGATAAACGTAGGTGTCTCTATTTTCTCTCCTTGAAGCGCCTTCTTATCCTTTGTAACAATATATACGAATGGGATTCTATCACCAGAGCTAGGCTTATTTCCAGGATCACGCGCAGTAATTCTATCAGATAAAACCTTGTGAGCAATCGAATTTGGTTTTTTATATCCAGAACGAAGTGATTTTGTAATCACCAGTTTTTCCATGGGATATTTTTCTTCCACTATATTTTGTAAGCACCCCTTTAAGAAATCAATCGCTTCTTGAATATTTTGTTTTTTCATGAGAATATCAATAATACCTCCATATATATCCTTCACAATCGGCGCATTATCTCGTCTTTTTAAGACAATACCCATTTCCTTTCGTTTACATTTATTCACGTCCGTTTCGTAAAGCATTCCCACGTATCGTTTTTTGGATAACAAACAAAACGGCATGAACGTTTTTTCATATTCGAAATCGTGTGGGCGCTTAAGGAATTTTGCTGAGATGTCTCCCACCTGTTGAGCGAGTTCAATGGTAATTTCAAGCGCCTTCTTGCCGCGAATAGGAGTGCCATCCAAATCCTCTAGATTAAACGTATAAAACACAGAATCCGTATCCCCATAAATATATTCGGCATGTGTTTTCACCTTGCCATGATTTTTTGTATCGCATATATTATTCCCATAACATTCTTCGATAATTCTTTTACCGTATGTTAATAATTTTCTACCGGTCGCAGTAGTGCATGCCGCAATATCCTTTTCATAAAATGTGCTCGTTTTTGCGCCGCACTGTCCATAAAGAGAATTTGCCGTTACTTTATAACCTAATTGGCGCTGGTCTAACACATTCTTCATGAATTCGTCAGTTTGAAGTGGAATTAATTTGCGCGTATCCTTTCTGGCCTTTAATAGTTCTTTTAAAATAGAAGGCATGATTGCTTCACCGTCTCCGTTTTCGTTGGGAACCGGTTGCGCAAATCGGCAGGTTTTATACCCGTTTAAAATCTTTTCGGCCGCAGCTTTTGGATGCTTTCTGCGATACACATACGTGTCGTATTTAATGTCGACATATTCGTAACCAGGTAGATTGTCATATATAAAACGCCCAGTCTCATCAGTTTCGCCCCACTCTTCGGTTAGATTTCCAGCCAAATCATATTCTCTGGTCCAGACCTTGCTATCGTGTGATAGATTTTCACTGATCATTGAACTCGGATACAATGAGGCATAATCGTTGCAGGCAACCGGATTGTCAAGGTATAAATCACATTTTGGTTCCAAAACAATAGCCCCTTCATACCCTTCGTCTAATCCACCCTTCTCGATGACGGGCATCAAGGTTCGTTTTTCTCGGCATTTCTTCGCAATATAACTTGTTAATTTAATGCCTTGACCTCTCATGACAAGGAAATTGATTGGCACACTACAAATCTTAGCCATCTCAATAAACCCTGTTAAGATGTCCGATTTATTAAACAAATAATGCACTAGGTTGCAATCCTGAATACAATATTTCGCAATAACAGATCTATCGTCTGCGGTTCCATTTGTCATTCTGAAGATATCCTTGGGCGTTACATCGTCCTTGGCTAGGCACCATCTAACCTTCTTTTCAAAATCAGGGTTAATTATTCCATCAATAGTAAATTTACTATTCGCTTTGTCAACGCTAGTAACACTGTATTTGGCTCCGTCCGCATAATAATCGACAGAATGGCCGATCTCTTCAAGGTGAATATAACTCCCAACTAATAAACCAGTCATGTTAGACGTTTTAATGGTTGTTTGGGTTTCAGTGTGCTCAAGACCTTTTACAAAGTCACCGATAAAATTGCCAGCAACATAATCCAGTTTATACGAAATAAGATTGGCCTCACGACGATAAAAGTTGTATAAATCTACTTGGAGACGGCCATTCATCTTAATAAATCTTAGGTCGTGCTGACCACTCGCAATTTGAATACTGCTTTCTTCGATTTTCCATCTGTTATCTTCTCTTGTTCCGCAAATCTCATCCTTATTGCGCGAGAGCTTCAGAAACTCTTCTACACAGCTATTTTCTTCCGCACGATTAAACATGAATTGATAATCAAAACCAAATATATTGTAACCAATAATGATATCGGGGTTTTCACGCTGCACTAATTGCTGCCAAGCAAGCAACACATCTTTTTCTGTAGAATAGCTTTCAACAACAGAGTTATCAATCGGCATAGCAGAACACGTGTTTAGAACTATACAATGATTCAAATGCGGTTCTTGGTTTCCATAATTCATAAATGTAGAACCAATGAACGTTACCTTGTCTCCCTCTAACTTGGGGAATACCTTTCCTAGTGTATCATTCAGTTCTTTAATTTTACCTTCTCGTTCGAAATTTTTATCACAGAGGATATCAACAATGGTCGCCTTCCTATCCGCATAAGACTTGATGTGTGTTTTATATTCCGCTTCTTCATCGTCATCCTCCATTCCAACTCTTTCGAACATGCTTTCTATCGTATTTTCATTCGATTCGCTATCGCCGGATTTTAAATTTCTAACTAGCGTTTCTATCCAGACATTGTAGAGACGAAGGACGGCTTCCATTGAAGACGGCTTCTTTTTCGGATATACTATATCAATCTGGTCCATTTTTTCATATCCAAAAGCAGCCAATATAATTCTTTTAAGTATGTTCTTACATAATTCGTGCGTCATTTCCATTTGAAGCCCCTCAAAGTATTCAATAATATTAGTGGCTAGTTTCTTGTAGCTCTTGATTGGAACAGGGAAGTCCCCATGACTACTACTTGCCTCAATATCAAAACTCATGATTTTATAAGGAACACGAGTTTCCTTGTCATTCAAGGGAATAATATTTTTATAGTCTGCTTTTAGTTCATAATCACAGTTTACATTTTTTATTTGCCCCTTGTATTCTGTTGCCTTTTTTTTCGGAATAGCAATCCAACCAGATGGACTGATATCTCTAATGTGAAAGAAGCGCAACAAGGGTGGGATATTTGCTTCGTAAAGTCGCGTGTCTGTATTTGAAAACCGATAACCGTTTTTCAGCAATTTTCGCCCACGGTCTTCGTCCTGACACGGTTTACCGTCTTCATTTTTCCCGTATTCAGTATACCATAAATTTTTGGCTTTGTTAAATGCGTTTAAATTCGCAAATTCAATAAATAGAAACTTGTGTTCTTTACCTCCATCGAAGCCATATAATTTTTTGCGCTTTATCAGTTTACAATTTGTGATAGAATCTTGATAATATCTACCAAGTTTATCCTTCAAGTGAGATACAAATTGGTCCTTCATACTAATTGACCAACGATCGTCAACCATGACGTAAAAGAACGGTGTGTAACCTTCCACAGTCAACGAGTAAGTTTTTCCAGTTTCGTCGACTCCAAACATTTGAATAACAAAGGTTGCGTTATCCTTGTATGCTTTAGGCTCATCGTCAGAATCACTTGACGAATCCTTTACGTTATATACATTAAAATCCACGAGTCTAAACACGTGCTCCATTTTTAAATATTATAGTGATTACTGTTTATCTGATTTATTTATATTCAATTTTATTTATATTCAATATAAATTAATATTTTTAGTAATATTTTATTATTGTTACGGAGACAAAAATGTAATACTTATTTTCTACCATACTTACAATGCTGTCTTTGCGAAAACCCTTTTGGTCGTCGGCAATTGATGCTTTTTTTATACTTTTGTGACCATTTTCCGCCAACTTGTCTTCTTCTTTTTCTTGTTTTACCTGCGGACTGCGTATGTCGTTTTCTAGGGTCTGACCTTGTTATGTTTTTCTCTCCGGTCGTTAGTTTAATCCACTCGACAAAGGAGTCAATTGTTCGGTCTTTATTTGTAACCGGACTATCTTCATAATTTACGGACTTTTCGCCTGAACTAGTTATATATCTCATTGTCGGAAAACTAGATGGCTTTGTTTTCAAGTTTTTCAAATTATCGGCTAATGTGTGGTCCACAGATGCGATAACAATATCATTCCTATCTAAAAAATCCTTTGATAATACATTTCGCAGTTTGTTCCATTCCGGACGTGTAGCATTACACGGACCACATCCTTCCATAAAAATAAATACGAACACCTTATTTGTTTTAACGCCCAATAAATCGTCTAATTGATTAACTCTATTAATACCCTTTTTAATGTGGTTCGATTTATCAATGTGTAAGAAAACCATTATATAAAATAAATAGAAAATAATTTGTAACATTTTTATCCCTATATTATATAATGACATTGCTAACCTATTTATTCATATTAGTATTTTTGATCGGTTTATTTTTTTATTCGAAAGGCGGAGCTTCAGACGGATTTACAACGCGTTCTCCTTCTCAACCGCGATGCCCGAATTTACTTATTCAAAAGGGGTCAAGATTTTACTTATATAATTCTAAGTTGGCACAAGTTCCTGGAGTGAATCCAGTTGAATTCGATAATTTAGAAGATTACACTGAATTTTTGGATTGGCAAAGAAGTCAAAATATAAGGTGCCCGGTATTGTATTTACAGGAAACGTATGATACACAGGGCAATCGTGTATATAAATCTAGACCTAGCGTGTCTGAACCTCAAGCCGGATTACCACCATCAGCGGCTGCGCCAGTTGGAATTGCCTCACAGGTCCCACCTATTATGGAATCGGCACTTGAACCCGTTGGCGAGCCCGCATATCCCAACCCCACACTTTTAGTTGACGCAACTAGAAATGATCCACCATATAATAAACAGTCGTATCCAGCATATGACCAGACCAGCTACTACATTGGCACAACAACGCCACTAGATGAAATGAATATGAAACAGGAGGCCGCGCCGGTGAGCCCAGATCCGATGGACCCCAACTGGGGTGGAGCCGCATACACGCAAGACCTTGTTGACAAGGGATACTACATTGAAAATGAGGTGAAAATTCGCATCGCCTAAAATAATTAAACATCTATTCGAATTTTAATTATTTTCTATATTTTTCGGTTTCTATGATAACTATTATTTGCTGCTATCAACAAATTTCATTACGCTATCTAAAGCAGTCTTTGCTTGCTGCATGGTTCCGAGTGTTTCCAATCCGGGACCGGGGTTGTTTTGATCAATTGAAAGCGCGGTTTTTAACATCATGTTATTTATCAAATCTTCCAAATTGAGAATGGCTGTTTCGTAATCTGATCGATATTTGCTAATTAACAGGGTATCTTGTGATTTAATTGCCGCCGCTTTTATCGACGCCCCATATGTCGCCGCATTGCCCGCAATGCCATTTCCTGAAGATCCGCTACTAGAAGCGGCATCATTCATGTTTGTCATGCCATCCTTTGTACTGCTAAAGTTTAGACTTCTATACATGACATATAAAAGTAAACAGATTCCAATAAATAACAATAAATTCATCAACTCCTTCATAATATATATTTTTATTTTTTTGACAGGAACTTTACAATATTTGCTATACTTGTTTTGTTTATTTTTCTAGTTTGCCCCTTGGAATTGGTTGATGTTATATTAGCAAGACAATTGCTATTCGATTCAATCTCCTTTATTAAATTTGGCAATGTTTTATATTGCTCTAAAATTGCTAGCGCTGTAACTGAACTAATGCCTGGAATTTGGCACAACATAATCTCGCCTATATTCTCCGGAGTAATGTTCTCCTTCTTTACCTTTTTAATAACACTAACATAATCCTTTTCGGTTTGTTCTTGTGACTCTTGAACTTGGGTAGGCTCTACAGCAACTTCTACTGGTTTCTCGCCACCAGTTTGTGGCTCAACTGGAACAGCCGCAATGACCTTATTTTGATAATACGCATGTTTGCCAGCCGGCTCCTTCTCTAATTTATATGCCATGTTACAAATAATAGTAGCCGACTCTTCTAATGAGAATGACCTAAACACTGAAAATCCCTTGTAATAGTTTAGAGAGAACATTGCTGAATATAATGTTATTTTCTCTACCTTGTTATCACTTTTGAAACGATTTGGACGATTTACATCACCCTCAATAAGGTAGATGATATTATGATTATGATGCTGTAACCCGTTCAACCTGTATGACTGTTCTTCGTATCGTCCATCCTTTATACTTGCGAGTAAATCTGATACAGACTTTCTCTCGATGATTAACTTTTCATCTCCAGCGTCATCTGTAATAATAACGTCACCAATAGGCAGGGTTTCTGTTTTAATCACCAACTGTTTAAAAATTGGAATGTTCTCTACAAGGAACTTAAACTGCTGCAAGAGGTCGTGTTCGCGAATATCTACTTTGATAATCATAAGCTATTTAATTATTTAATAATATCTTATTAAATCATTTTAACCAACAAATACTTTATCCAAAATACACAATAAATTAGTAAAGATTTTAACCCATGTTTCCACCAATTGTAGCACGGTATCCCGTCTTTTGGGTTTGCACTGTTCTGTTGGGGATACAGAAGAGGGGAATTGATTGTGGCGCACCAATTAACATAGGGTTACTTGACAAAAACCAACCAACACGAGGAGCAGTTCCCGCTTTTTTGGGGCCGCCGCACACATTAGTTCTATTAACGATTGACGCTTGATTGCGAGCGCTGCGTGATCCGGACATGTACACCATAGTTATATACTACAAAAATATTAAAAATTTATTCGAGTTTTAATTAAATTAGTCTAAATATTTAAATATAAAACCTCCGGCGGTTTTTCTACGATTTACTAAAACACACATTATATTAGTTTTACCAATATCTAACTCTTTTGCCGCGCCTGTAATAGATATAAACTCCTTAATTTTATTCATTTCTAAATCATATTGACCAATTTTTCGAGTGTAACTATTTCCTAAACCAATTTTAAATTTATGAAATTGGTTTTCCTTATTGGTAACCCATTCAAGATTTTCTACTGAATTATTTAATTTGTTACCGTCTATATGATTGACCTGTTCTTTATTTTCTATATTTTCAATAAATGCTAACGCGATTAAGCGATGTAAGGCGTAAGTTTTTTTATAAATGTACACTCGTAAATACCCACTTTCATTTATTTTATAATTATCCATAATTATTCCTGAACTATTTTTAAACCTACCTAAATTAGAAACATAATATCGTTTATCCGTTGTATCAACATTTTCTAAAACTACTAGTTTCCAAATTTCATTTTCTAAATCACGATTTTTATTTTCATATTCCCATTTAAATTTGTATGCTATTTTGGATAACCCACTTAAACAATTTCCTATTGAATTGCGACCATTATGAATTGTTTTAGTATATCCATTATTGTACGCCCAAGTACCGGCCAATTCTATTGAATTATATTTGTCCAATATTTCATTTGTAGTTGCGTCTATTCGCTGAACAACTTTATTCTTATTACACGTAATTTTCGCACCTTCGCACCGGTGAATATTGTTTTCTCGCCGCGTCATCCACTCCAAATTAGATAGAGAATTGTTTAACTTATTTTTATCCTTGTGATTTACTTCCAGTTTATGTTCGGGATTTTCTATAAATGCCATCGCAACTAGTCTGTGAACTTTGAATGATTTTTTGCTGTTGTCATTTACAAAACAAACGTGATAGTACCCTGATTTTACACATAATTTCATTTGCTTTCCCGTCTTATTGTTCCTTATATTTCCTAAAGATGACACATCATAATTTGGAAATTCGGCGATCAACTTCCAGTCTTCCATAATAGGGATATATAGTATACCATCAGTTGTTTAAGTTACTGTAAAATAGTATATTAAAACTGACTTAAAATCATCTACACATATTACTATAAATGTCAGACAACAAGGAGATTTTACGTGACGATGATATTATCAAAACGGACGAAGGGTTAGTATTTAATCCCTACAATCCTCTTAATGTTAAGATTACATTGAGCGAAGTTCAATTTATTCTTTCTAAATATGGAGCCCCCACCACCGTAGATAATATGGCTCTTTATGAACGAGCGTTTGTTCATCGTTCCTACACTAAACGACCAGGATTCGAAAATATACAGCAAAATATTACTATCGTCGATAGACCCTCAGATTGTATGCCGCTTAGCAGCAAATCTAACGAACGACTTGAGTTTTTGGGTGACGGCGTATTGGAATGCGTTACCAAGTATTTACTTTATAGGCGTTTTCCTAAAGCAGACGAGGGGTTTATGACAGAAAAGAAAATTGCCATTGTTAAGAATGAGGCTATTGGTAGAATCGCGCTTGAAATGGGACTACATAAGTGGTTAATACTCTCCAAGCACGCGGAAGAAAAGAAAATACGTACAAATTTGAAGAAACTTGGCTGCCTGTTCGAGTCCTTTATTGGTGCCATGTTTTTAGATTTTAATAAGGTTATCGTTAAGGATGAAGAAAATTGGTTTCAAAATATGTTTGTAACCGGACCTGGGTTCCAAATGGCGCAAAAATTTATTGAAAATGTCTTTGAGAAACACATTGACTGGGTCGCGCTAATTCAGAATGACGATAACTATAAAAATATATTACAGGTCAAGGTCCAAAAAGAGTTCAAGGTTACTCCACACTATTTGGAAATCGAACACGATATCGAATTTGGCTACAAAATGGGTGTGTATTTATGCGTTGGACAGGCGATTCACACGGTTTCATATAGAGACGCGGTTGATATATCTATTTTTAAGAACTTTCGCGCTATCCAAGAACACATCGCGGAAAAAGGGCGCGCGTTTATATTTATGGGCGAGGGACAGCACAAAATCAAGCGAAAGGCAGAGCAAATCGCGTGTGATGAGGCAATTAAATTTATTGAGGCAAATGACAATTTGTAGTAAATTTAATTAGTAATGTTTTTGTTTTTAATGACTTGATCTTTTAGTTCTCTTGGTCTTTTTACTTCTCTTAGTATTGGTTCTTCTTGTTTTGTTTCTTCTTGTTTTGTTTCTTTTACCACCAGATTCATTTTTGCTTATAAAATGTATTACATAAATTGGTTCTCCTATATTTAATTTATTTTTAACAATATCCATAGGAACATTTCTCTCTTCCAGGTTCACATCGATATTTCCATCTTGTTCATATAATTCAAAAATATAAGGATGTATTCCAGTTTTGGGTGGCGGAGCTGGTCCGGTATATGGTAATAAGTCTACTCCATTTTTAACATCACCAGATATATTTGCTACTATCCAATGGAATCTATTACCATATATAGAATCTGGGTCATGCATTAGCAACGTATACAATTTATTATTTTCAAAGGAATATTTAATTTGAGGTTTAGTTTGCGTTTCGCTGGGTTTGAGAAATTCATTATTATTTACTATTTTATTATTATAGTAAACCTCCATTTAATATACTACAAGGAATAAAATACTTAATTTAGTATTTTATATAATTTTAATAATTTATATTATATATAATGGATACCTTTACAATGTTATTTTGGTTTTTTTCGATACTTTTTATTATTTTATCAGTCTATTTGTTGTGCTGTACCAAAAAAACTAACGTATTTTATCTTCAAATTGGGTCAGGTTGCGGTATGTTTGCGACCAGTAAGATTGGGCGCAATTTTTTAAGACTTGCATAGATTACTTTTACAAATTTTGAGAAAAAATAATTGTAAAATAAGAAAATATAATAATGCGTTAATATATTATATGTTCAAAAATATAGCAAATTTTAATAATGTAAATGATTATTTACCATTATTTAACGCTGTTTTAATTACAGATTTATTTGTAATTTTATTACTGAATACAAGTGTCATTAAATCACAAGTTTTACAGAAATGGTATTCACAATATAATTTATCGGCTGTTATTGCGGATGTATTAATAATATTAATTGGGTTAATTATTACAAGAGCAATTTATTATTACATATTTAATAATTTTTCACTATTAAAGTTTATTATTTTAGCCGTAATAGTACAAATTGTACATGATATATTATTTTATATTTTTTTCAGCAATACGCCTCGAGGAGTAAATAAAATGCTTGATACATTTAAGGATTACGCAAATGAGGTATCTTATAAAGCAATTTTAGCTGATAGTGGTATGATGATAATGTCGTGTTTAATTGGTTCTTATCTTGTGAGTAAAAACACAAATACTAATATAATTGTATTAATTTCATCTCTATATTTATTACCATATTTATTATACAACTAATAACAAACAATAATAAGGAATAATAGTCTTATTCATTTTAAAATCCGTATTTGAAATGTTATATTATATTATATTAATATAGATGGCGAAGCAATTGCGTTCAAAAAAGAGAATGACGCGTAAGATGCGTCGCGGTGGTGATAGCTCATCCTCCGAAAAGGTTGGTATGACTCGGCCTGCGAGTGAATCAAGAATTTTTTCTAGACCAGCGAGCTTAAAGTCCAAGTCAAAGTCCGCAAGCAAAAGTAAGAGCAGGTCAATGTCTGCAAGCAAAAGTAAGAAATCTGCCAGCGCTGAAGATTATATGAAGGACACGTGCCCAATCTGCTTTGAGCATCTGTCTCTGCGCCCGATTGTTACGACTAAATGTAAACATACTTACCACGAGGATTGCTTAATTGGGTGGTGCAGCGCACAACGCGCCAACAAAACGTGCCCTGTATGCCGCGGAGATATTAAAGACACATGCGAAGCTATAGGACCATTTAATAGTATGGAGATATTCCGATACATTGAGGATAGATGGGCGACAAATCGCGCAGCCATGAATGAAATGGCCGCTGTCTTGATAGCCGATCCAAAATTTGACCCCAATGTGCGCGCTTCATACCAGGATTCACCTGGACAAATGTCATTATTCTGGCATCTTGCGCGTGACGATTACTGGGATCTACTAAAGATATTGCTTGCTCGTCCAGACTTGGTAATCCCTGCTTCTGACGCAGCCGATTATGCGGGCGATAACAGAGTCCGTAAACTTCTTATACAATACAATAAAGTCCCCAAGGCGCTTAAAAAGCTTTGGATGTAACCAAATTTCTATATGTTGAACTATGATTTTATGCGTGCGGCCCTTGCAGAGATAACTGATTTATTATTTTCCATTTGTTAAATAATAAAAATTTATATATTCAAATTATATAAGCAATGAATCCTTTAGCCAGAATAAAAGAAAAATTAATGGTAAAACCAAATGTTGAAGAGAGGGAGAGAGTCGCTGTTGTTATTAAAGGAGTTAAAAAACCCAGAATTCAGCGAGCGCCTAAAACAAATGTGCCTACTGTTAATAAAAAGGGAGAGGAAAAGGAAGAGGGGGAAACAGAAACAGACACAGAACCCGAAATGACCGTTCCTGTCATCGTAGATGAAACAAAAAATGGATTTGATAGACTTGCGCTGTTTAAGAAATTGGCGGAAAGTAAAAAGCTTATGGTGTCTATTAAACCTGTCTTCAAAGAGACTGAAGAGAGAAAAACAGCGGAACCTATTCCCTTGCCAGCTACAACCAAGAAGGTTAAGAAGGTTGGAATAATAGACCGCCCTCTTATTATCGAAGAAGACGACGAAGGTGTTGAGCCACCCGTTGTCGAAGATATTACAGAAGCAGACGAGTTTGTAATGAAACCGAAAACACCAGTAGCGGTAGTGGAAGACGTCGTAACCATTAAACCACCAAAAAGGAAGAAGCGATTGACTGAAAAGATTGAAAAGGGGGTCGCAATATTAGGGCCCGAGTCTTTCGTTGAAATTGGATCTACTCCTCTCAGTCAACGCTTACCCAGAAAAGCCCCGCCTGTGCTTATCAAGGTGCCTAGTTATTATATGAACAATAGAGAGATTTTTGTCAATTTTATAAACTCTATATTTGAACCATATCGTAAGGAGCTGGACGAAGATAAGGAGGGAATATCGTGCGACGCAATCGGTAAAACATCAACCAGTTTCTCTCTATTAACGCACCAAAAAATCGTTCGAGACTATATGAATTTATATACACCCTACCGCGGATTACTGTTATACCATGGTCTCGGATCTGGTAAAACATGCACGTCGATTGCGATCGCAGAGGGCATGAAAGACTCCAAACGCGTGATTATTTTGACACCAGCTTCATTGCGCGCGAATTATGTAGAAGAATTAAAGAAGTGTGGTGATTTACTTTATAAAAGAAACCAATGCTGGGAGTGGGTATCCACTGACGATAAACCAGGTGTTCTTAAAACAATTTCTGCCATTCTAAACTTACCTCAAGAATACATCGAGAAACACGGTGGGGCGTTCTTTATTGATATTTCCAAACCGCCTAATTATGACAAACTTAACGATGTGAAACGAAAGGTTCTTGAAGAGCAATTAAACGAGATGATACGACAAAAATACACCTTTATTAATTATAACGGTTTACGTTCGCGACGCTTATCTGAGATGACTTCCGGCTTTACAAAAAATATTTTCGATAATGCTGTTGTAATTATAGATGAAGCACACAACTTAATCAGTAGAATCGTAAACAAATTAAAGAAAGAAAAACCTGTTCCTGAAGAGGAGAAAAAGAAGAGAAAGGATAAAGAGAAGGAAAAGGTCGAAGAGGGTAAAGAAGAAGAGGGTAAGAAAGAACCCGAGGAGAGTTTGTTTGGAGAACATACACCGATCAATCTAGCAACCAAGTTATATTACATGCTACTAAGAGCCAACAATGCACGAGTAATATTATTATCAGGAACACCTGTTATTAACTATCCCAACGAGTTTGCGATACTTTTTAACATCTTGCGAGGTTACATTAAAACATGGAAAATACCGTTGGTTGTTAAAACACAAAATAAGATTGATAAACAGGCACTTCAGGATATGTTATTAGGGGAAAAATCCCTCGATTATTTAGATTACTCTCCTTCGAGCAAAACACTAACAGTCACGAGAAACCCATTCGGATTTAAAAACAAGATTAAGAAGGATTCTGGTTATCAAGGAGTCGCTAATATTAAAAAGGACGAAAAAGGTGACTCCGCCTTGGACCTTGAATTTATTTCTGACGACGAATTCGAGAGAAAAATCATTGGCATATTAAAACGCAATGAAATTGAAATTGTCCCACAAGGAATTCAAGTTATGAATAAGAAGGCATTACCAGATGATTTAAATACCTTTATGGCGCGATACATTAACGACAGTGATAAAAAGCTGAAAAATGTCGACGCATTAAAAAGGCGAATAATTGGTCTGTCATCTTATTTCAAAAGTGCGCAGGAAAGTTTGTTACCAAAATTCGACAAACAGCTCGGCGTTGATTATCATATTGTTCGTATTCCTATGAGCGATACTCAATTCCGAATTTATGAAGGTGTGCGCAAAGACGAGAGAGAATATGAGAAAAAGAAAAAACCACCGTCAGATACAGCCGAGTTATTCGAGGAAAAATCCTCAACATATCGCATTTTTTCACGTTTATTCTGTAATTTTGTAATGCCAGATAGACCTATCCCTTCTAACAAGAAAAAACAAAAAGAAGGAGAAGAAGAAAACAAGGCACCAGAAATTGCGCAGATACTTAAAGAGGGTGTGCGGGTTGAGGCTAAACAAGACGTGGAAGATGAACGTGAGGGAGAAATCGAAGGCGATGAGGTCCTTGATGAGATTGGTGGAGTTACATATAAAGAACAACTTGAAATCGCTATTAAAAATATTAAAGAACACGCCAACGACTTTTTGACCCCGGAAGCGCTTCAAACATATAGCCCCAAGTTTTTACACATGTTAGAAAATATTCAAGACACCGAAAACCAAGGATTACATTTGGTTTATAGCCAATTCAGAACAGCCGAGGGCATCGGTTTATTCAGCTTAGTTCTAGAAAAGAATGGGTTCGCAAGGTTTATCATTAAAAAGAATCATCTCAATACGTGGGAAATTGATATGCCTGAGGTGGACGAGGGGAAACCAACGTATGCCTTATATACCGGAACCGAAACGAGTGAAGAAAAGGAGATTATTCGACATATTTACAACGGAGAATGGGACCAAATCCCGGAAAGTATTGGTAGTGTATTAAAAGCGAAATACCATAACAATAATATGGGCGAGGTAATTAAAGTATTTATGATTACATCGTCCGGTTCAGAGGGAATTAACTTGCGAAACACACGTTTTGTCCACCTAATGGAACCATATTGGCACCCGGTGCGTTCAGAACAGGTTATCGGTCGTGCGAGACGTATATGTAGTCACAAGGATCTACCCAAGGCGCTTCAGACAGTAGAAGTCTTCGTTTACCTTATGATATTTTCCGAGTCCCAATTAAAATCCGACGAAGCCATTGAATTAAAGCGAAAGGATTTGAGTAAGGCTCTCCCCCGCGTTCCTATCACTAGTGACCAATATCTGTTTGAGATTTCTGAAATCAAAGCAACACTGACTGCTCAACTTACAGATGCTGTCAAGGAATCAGCGTTTGATTGCTATATTTACTCGAATGGTAAATGTGTTAATTTTGGCGATCCCGCAAACAATAAATTTTCATATGTCCCTGATTATGCTGAACAACAAAACGATACGACGGTTAAAGCTAACAAAATGGCGATTGAATGGGTCGGAAAACCGATCACAATTAATGGAGTTGAATATGTGTATAGACGGGTTAGTAAAGATGTGTTAGATCTTTATGACAAAGCAATATACAAACGAGCGGTGGAAGACGCGTCTATCGCACCATTAAAGGTCGGCACCTATGAATTGAATGATCGCGGAGAACAGGTTATAAGATGGGTGACTGGGCGCGGTGAAAAATAAGCGCACATGTAGAATATTATATAAAAATCAAATTTATATAATATAACTCCTAATGTAGTATAATCCATATCATTTTTTATCTACATAAAAGCAGCATCATTTTAAGTATTTCGCTGTAAAAACTTGTCTAGTTTATCGTTTAGCATTTTCATTTGCGTTTCTAAGTTTGTAAGTCTATCATCTATTGTGGGTGTTGTAGACTGTTCTTCCAATGTAATGATTATGTTGTTTGATTTACCAGAATCGTCATTATTCACCCTTTTTAACTTTTTGAAAATACTAGTTTCTAACTCATCTACATCATTATTTGCTTCTTTGCCCCAGGTAACATTTTTCTTTGGCGATGGTTTGTCATTCGTTACACTAGTGCCGTCTAAATTAATGTGTTTTAATCGCGGAGGTTGATTCTGCGTGGCGACTTGCGGCACAAATTTATCAGTTTTAATCGACGTGTCTTGCGGTTTTAACCAATTGGTCGTTTGATTTATGTCTGACGTATAACTACGATTAATCTCTTCAACATCGTAGTTTCTTTTCGCAGTCATCTCTTTAATAATTTTATCTATTCCGGTAATAGGTTTGTCTTCATAATTATCAGTGAATTTTGGGGGCTCTGGCACATTTAATTTCATCGCACTGGTAAATTCCTCTTGGCGCCTTGTTAAATCTTTGTCAAATTGAGATAATCGATCTGTCTGCAGTTCTTCATATGTAATTAGTTCTCGTGCCGGTGCCGGTGGCTCATCTAATATTTTTATTTTGGATGGCATTTTCGCATTGGTGCTCTGTTTTATGTAATTTAAAATAAGTATGATATATTTTTTATTCATGTCAATTAAATTAGAACTCTTCGCCCGTTCTGATTCAAAGAAGCCTCGAATATTATTTGTAAATACTTGCGAAATTTCGGATTGTACTGGTTTTTTCAAAAAACGAAATATATCTTCATCACTTATTACATCCCACAGTGTCGCTAAATTATCCTTTTGTAAAAAATCATTAATACTCATTAATATATAAATAATCGAATGTTATATTTATATATTTTTACAGGGAATCATTAAAATAAATATGGCGAAATTTATTCATATATTCGTCCTTTAAAATATGGGTCTTTAAATAATGCGCAGTCATCTTATCTTCTAACATATGTACAATGAAATAGAGAGAATAAATACCGCATTCAGTATTGCCATATTGGTGCTCGATGCCTTCATTGCTATCAAATTGGAAGTTTAGTTTGGGAGACATTGACACTCCTTGTTCTTTAATGCGGTCGACCAAAACCATTATTTGTGAGGTGGGTTTGTCGCCCGTGCTATCAAAAAAGAAGATTTTTCGTTTCTTTATGTTAATAAACATTGAAATCCAGTGTTGCCCTGGCTTATTATGTGGGTCTGTATTAAATATGATTCCAATTTTAGTCTTGCCATTCTTTATTTGTTCGCTCAAACTAAAGTTACACAGTTCATCCCATACACATTCACCGTATAATTTTCTGGTATCAAAATCAATAGGCGACGGACCAATAAAATCAAAGCACTTGTAGGCCTTCTCATATTGTTTCATAACATTCATAATATCAATACTTGAGAGCCACTCGTTCGGGTTTTTCTTCCACTCAGCAGGTGATTCTGGTGCGAATGAATCAGACAATTCGCTTTCAACCGGTCCAAATACGGAGCGCTGCCTTATCCAACAAGATTCCTTATTACAGATACCGCTCAATTTTTCGGATATAAACCGATGAATCTCCTTCGGGGAACTAGATGTTATTTTTACGTCTGGATGTCTAGCATTCCACATGTCTCGCAATCGATAAAGATTTTTGTTTGTATAACACGAGAAATGGTTGATTTCTCCCTTTGGTTTTGGACTACAGTTTAACCGTTTCAATTTGATTTCCTTTTTCGCATAATATGGGGTCGGGGGTCTTATCCCTTTTTTAATGGTTTTATTCATCTTATGTTTCTTATTTTTGACCCTTTTTGTGTTCGTCCTCATAAATACTAGTGATATTATTCTTTTTTACACCCTTGCTTTTAAATTCCGGATTTTGTAGATTTATGTCTTTCTGTTGAGGAAGTATAAGCTCCTCCTTCTTTTTTGTCCTTATTTTTGTAACATATTTGTCTAAAGTAGGTGTGTTCATTTTAACTGAACGCAGCGAAGACAATAAACCCTCATTATAGTCAGTCGTGCCATTTATATAGCAATTTATAGAGCAATCTATCGCGTTATTACTCAAATCTTCTACTGATACACTCTCACCATATTCAGATTGTATTATATCGCTTCGGTCAATTGCCTTAAAGTAATTTATAGCAGTAGTTACAAATGTGTCGTATGTAGATTTAACATCTATAAACAGATCGGGTGGCGGTTTTCCGCTAATAATCTCCTTAAATAAACCATAAATTCGTTTGCGGTAAAACCGTTTATCCTCCTTGCTTAAAGCTCGCTCCTTTTTAGTTTTAATCTGATTACTATACATCTCCTTATTTAACAAGCAGTCTAATGTTACACGATTCACGAAATCATCTGACATATAATTTATATGTAAAATAATTATTATAATTTGTAGAGGTTTCTGTATTGCGGATATATTAACACTTTTGTTTTGTCATGTCGCGCACTTGGACTCGCGTATTATTATAAAACATTCCAGAACCAATTACAGACTTATCTGGATTCGGGTTGAAATCCGAAAACTTGTCCTCTTGAAATAATAGGTCGTGCGGGCTGGGTTGTTTTTGAGAATGAAATTTATAATTGTATAAATCGCTATTACTACTAGGGACAAAAACAGCCTGACTACACTTCTGTAAAGCGAATACCTGGTTTCTCAACTCGGATTCGGTGTTTACATTCGAGGCAAAACCAGACCATGGAGATGTTGTGTTCCCTGGGTTAAAGGTTTTATTAATATTATATATCGGTAGCTGTTCCATTGGAACAGTAATGGGTTTTCTAGGATCAACAATTGGGAAATAAGAATATTTCGTCATAACAGGACGGACGTCTAAATACGGCTGTAACAATTGAGATGGGATATTTCTATCGTAAATTCGTGTATTTGTTTGTTGTTGTATTTGTGAATTACATAACTGACTCTTGTTTTGTAAATTGTCCATTGATATAAATATAGTAGATTATTATTTAATCCAAAATACCTATAAAATACATTTAAATAAATGTAAAATACATATAAAGAGAAATTTAATAAATAATTATAGGGATCATGTGTGGAATTTTTGCTATTTTGAATAAATTAAACACACATTATGATAATATCTTTACTGAATTCGCCAAGGGTAAAAATCGCGGGCCTGAGTTTTCTAAATTAGACGACACCTATAAAAAAACGGTCCTTGGTTTTCATCGTTTGGCTATCAACGGACTCAATGATATGTCAAATCAACCACTGATTATCAATGATATTATTCTAATTTGTAACGGCGAAATTTACAACTATAAACAATTATATACTGATATGTGTGTTGTGCCCGTAACTGGGTCAGACTGTGAAGTAATTATTCATCTTTACCTTAAATATGGTATCGAGCAAACTCTTACTATGTTAGATGGTGAATACGCGTTTGTTTTATACGATAATCGTGAGAACAATGAAAATATTAACCGCGTTTTTGTTGCCCGCGACCCATTTGGAGTTAGACCATTGTATTATTTAAAAAACAGATATAACGGTGGAGATATGAACCACCAGTTATACGGATTCGCGTCAGAGCTTAAGTGTTTGTCGGGGTTTTATAACGAAGACACTGTTAATTACTCAATAGAACAATTTACCCCTGGGACCTTTAGTGTTTTACAGATTACAAATAATAGAGATTCACATTGGGTAATGGAGAAAACCAATGTTCCGTATTTTATACCTTCGCCTTCTCACAGTTGGTTAATTAATAATAATGTAGATCCAATGATTACTGAAAATATTTATTCTAGAATTGCGGCCTATTTAAATGCGGCGGTTGTTAAAAGATGTGTTACAACGGAGAGACCGATCGCATGCCTATTGTCCGGTGGACTAGACAGCAGTCTAATAACTGCGCTTGTGAATAATTATTATGCATCTAATAAGCTACCAAGTAAATTAGAAACATATAGTATCGGTCTCGCTGGATCCGACGACTTGAAACACGCACGAATTGCGGCGGACTACCTTGGAACAAAACATACGGAAATTGTTGTCACTGAAAAACAAATGTTCGATGCTATACCCGAAGTAATTCGGGCGATTGAAAGTTATGATACAACTACCGTAAGGGCGAGCATTGGAAATTACTTACTTGGCAAATATATCGCAGCAAACTCCGAAGCTAAGGTAATTTTTAATGGTGACGGATCGGATGAGCTCTTGGGAGGATATTTGTATATGAATAAATGCCCAGATGACATTGAATTTGATAGGGAGACTAGACGGTTATTGAAAGATATACATTTATTCGATGTTTTGCGTTCTGATAAATCAATCTCATCGCACGGGCTAGAGCCAAGACCACCATTTTTGGATATAAGCTTTGTAAATTTCATCCTGTCAATTCCCGCGCATTTTAGAAATCACCGAAACTCAACCCGCATAGAAAAATTTATTTTAAGACACAGTTTTTCCAAAGCCATTTTTAAGGATTGCTTGGGAAGACAAATTCTACCAGATGCGATTCTTTGGAGAAAAAAGGAGGCATTTAGCGACGGGGTTAGCAATCATGGCCGCTCATTGTTTACAGTATTACAAGAACAGATTTCACAACTCTTCCGCGCAGAAGACCCGACTACCAATTACGAGCCCAGCATCCAGCTTGAGAAACAATATTACAAGCAAATTTTCGAGAAGGCATATCCTAATTGCTTCCACATTTTACCTTATCTTTGGATGCCAAAATATACAAATGCTACCGACCCCAGTGCTAGAACGCTACAATTTTACTCTGATCAACAAGCTAACACCACATAACAAAAATATGATTATTAATTATTTGCGACGCTTTATAGTCGTATTTTTAACACTCCTTCTGAATTTTACTGTAGGCACGCGTTTACATTTAAATTTGCCACGCGTGTATCCCCTTCTATTAAATATTGTTCTTGTGCAAATTCCAATCGCGCGCGCCTCATTATTTTTATCAACCTTTTTAATACACCTGCATAATTTACTTGCTAAAATTTGTTCCGCCGCATTTTTCATGAGACGGGTTGAACCAGGTATTGGTTTCTTATAATATTCCAAAATCTTTTTGTAATCATTTGTAGTCAACTGTGTCATTTATATTTGATATATATTACACATAAAATAATTTTGGAACTTATATAAGCCCGAGAATATTGAAATGAACCTTTTAGTATTTTATATTTAATATTTTATACCAATTTGCGTGGCTATAATGTATATTAAAGTATTTTGTAAAATGAAAAACCTCAACATATATTAGTAATGAAAATAGTTGTATTTGATTTAGATGAAACTCTGGGCTATTTTACAGAGTTTGGTATTTTTTGGGATAGTCTAGCATATTACTTGAAAGATATGGATAGACCAGACCTGACTCAAAGCGACTTTGATAATACCTTAGATTTGTTTCCAGAAGTGCTGCGACCAAATATTATAAATATATTAAGCTACTTAAAGGAGAGAAAGGAGGCAAGGTCTTGTAGTAAAATGATGATATATACCAACAACAATGGTCCTAAAGAGTGGGCAAATAAAATTGTAAAGTATTTTGAAAAAAAGATAGACTGTCGATTAATTGATCAAATAATCGCAGCCTTTAAGGTTGACGGTAAGCATGTTCAGGTTGGGAGAACTAGCCACTATAAGACGCACGATGATTTGATTCGATGCTCAAGAATACCGGCAAGCGCTGAAATTTGTTTTATAGATGATACGTTTTATCCTGGAATGTCAAACGATAAAATATATTACATAAACATTAAGCCTTATTACTATGATTTAAAATTTGAAGAAATGATTGAAAGATTTAAGACGAGTGGGGTTGGTAGAAAACTGATTAATAATGATGACGAGTTTGGCCAAAAAATAATTGACCATATACAGATGTACAACTATAAATGTTTAGAGAAAGATCCACAGGAATACGAAGTTGATAAAATTTTAGGAAAACAAATAATTGTACATTTGAATATTTTCTTCAACAACCCAAGACGAAATAAAACAATTAAAAACCGTAGGAAGCATAGCGCAAAAAATCAAAAAACAAAACGAAATAACACACTATAAGCAGGCTATAATATGCGTTATACCTTCTTTTCAAAGTAAGATATAGCCTTTTTAATTGTATTTTGTATTTCAATTATATACTGGTTTAATGCGGTTGTTGTCATGATAAAAACACCTGCGCTAAATGCGATTTTTCGGTCTAGTTCAGTAAAGGTGTCTAATTTTCTAAAGGGGTTAAATCGCCAAAGTAAAAATAAGCAAAGATAGATGTTAAAATAATAATTCATTTTAGATAAATATTCAGGGGCCGAATTATAAAATCCCAAATATGAAACAAATATTAACGCATAAGAAGTAGCAAGGAACAAGGTAAAGAATAACTCTTGAATATGATAGGCGTTTGTTGAAGTATTCATTATTTAATATAAAGTGATATTTTCTTTTATGGCTTTATATACTTTTAGCTCAGTCACGTTCCAAATACGAAGGTGTATTGAAGTGGGCTGGTTATGACGATAAATGGTCTAATGCTGATAGCAACACTTGCTCTTGTGTTGTCAATTTTTGAAATATAAGTGTTTTATCCATTGATATTTGAAAATGTCGTGTGTTAAATCCATGATTTTTACAAACACAGAATACACCTTTGTCTGTTATTTTCATTTCGCAAAATATGCCTCCCTTGGTCAAAGAAATCTTCTCTGGGTTATCGATGGATATCCATCTAATATAAGCGCCATATTTCAAGTCATTCATTTCGTCCACATATTTATATTCCTTTAATTTCCCAAGTAATTCGAGCGTATCAGTCTTTGAAAGATGGAGCTCCTGTAAAATTTTCAAATTCATTTCTTTTATTTTTTTTGTTGTAAAATTTAATAGATTCTCATTTGTTTCGTCATCTAATGCTGTTAGTAATTTCTTAACGTCCATATATAAATATAGTAATATGATTATATTTATGTAATTATGTTTATGTAATTATTTTTATGTAATTCGTTTACCATGCGCTGCCAAATCCACCCCCACCACCTAGAAATTCACTCGCAGCAACAGGTCCACTATTAAACGATTCTTGCATTCCTCCTGGAGAGGCCGCACCAACTAAAGGGGTAGTATCCTTTCTATACATGGAGTCATAATCGGGAAGTTGTTGTGGTTGAACTGTGCCGCTACCGCCATATTGAACATCGTTTGTTGGAAGAGAACTAATTGCCGTGCCATCAGTGTATAACGATTGAGCTGCCGCAGCATTATTCATTTGCTGACCAGTTATTTGTCCGGCAATTGGCTGAGACACCTTGACGGAGCTCTTCGCATTTTTCTTTTTATTGTCAGATTTACCATCCCACAACTCCATTACACGGTCCACTAACATGCTAATCTTCTCTCCTAGTTTTGTTTGAAGACTCATCATAATCATCAATATTGCTAAAATAATATAGACAACATGGAACTCGGGGTACTTTGATTCACTGTATGTTGGAATGAATGTAATTGCCCTGTGAATAATTAATAACCCCATAAATGTCACGATTACTTGAATGACAATTTCGGCACTTATTTCTAAACTACCCTTTCTGTCATCCGCCTCGGGCACATATTTGCCTATAGATTTATTTAAAATTACCACCGGAACAATAGCAATCAACGCATATTGAATAATATTTAAAATGTCAGATTTTGAATCATCATCGAAATTAAAAACATGCTTAAAAAAGTTTTTATTTGAATCGTCTGAACTATCCATTTCCTATATACGGTATAATTAGAAATTAAAATACAGAAAATTGTCTCTAAACTAAAGTATTTAAAGGTATGCGATTACTAAATAAATGGAGCACGTTGCTGAAGAATATGGTTGTAGAATGGAACACCCACCTACTTTAGATAATGCTAATACTTGCGATTCTAAATTATCTGATAGAATATTTGAAAATATTCGAAAATATTCGCACGAGGAGTATCAATATTTAAATAATATCGAAAATATTATTGAAAATGGCACTTGGGAAGAAGGGCGAAATGGCAAAACAAAGAGTATTTTTGGCTCGTCTATGCGTTTCTCTCTTAAGGATGGCAAGATTCCTATCCTTACCACAAAGAAGACTGCTTGGAAGACCTGTTTGAAGGAACTTTTGTGGTTTATTCGAGGCGAAACTGATAACAAACTTCTCAAGCAACAGGGAGTTCACATTTGGGATGCTAATGGTTCCCGTGAGTTTTTAGATAGTAGAGGACTAACTTCGTATCCTGAAGATATGCTTGGGCCCATTTATGGTTATCAATGGCGCTACTACAACGCAAATTATAATTGTTTCAGTGGAAAACGGCTGTTTAATGAAAATGAACCAGATATATTTTCAAATAGAAAAGAGGTAACAGGAATCGACCAACTGCAACAAATTATCGATGCGTTAAAAGATCCTGTCCAACGCACAAGTCGTCGCTTGATAATGACGGCGTGGAATCCTAGTCAACTTAACGAAATGGCGCTACCACCTTGCCACGTTATGTGCCAATTTAACGTCCACGATGGTAACAAATTATCGTGTGCTCTTTACCAGAGATCGTGCGATTTCCCACTCGGAATTCCAATAAATATAGCATCTTATAGTTTCCTTACGCATCTTCTAGCAAAACATTGCGGATTGGAAGCCTATGAATTTGTTCATTTTGTTGGCAATTGTCACATTTACGAAGAACATATTGAAATCATTAAAGAACAATTGGGAAGAGAACCGTTTGATTTCCCGACGGTGTCTATTAAACAGGTTAGAGAGAATATTAATGACTATTGCGTAGAAGATTTTGAAATTCACAATTATAAGAGTCACGAAGCGATTAAAATGAAAATGGTCGCATAAATTTAAAAAGTTAGCGCCTTTAGGAATTGCGATTGTTGCGTAAGTAATTTAAAAACAAAGTGTATATTATTATTATTATGAGTTCAAGATCACTTGCTGCCGCTAGAGCTAGACGAGCCGGAGAAAATGCTCCGCCCGTATCAGGAAACAGACCAGGAACCTCCATCAATTCTCACGCCGCATTTGCGCCACAAGGCCAGCCCCCTTCTAATGTCCGAGTTTCACGAGGCCCACAAACCCAAACCTATCAAGACGTTAGACAATCCCAACAACAAGCCCAGGCGAGTTTGCCATTCTCTAAATTAAGCATTTCTGACGCAATCGGTTTGATAACACTACGTTTGGGGCGTGTCGAACAATGGGTTATGGAAACAGAACATAACGCAGACAGTGCTGAACAACATAGTCCTGCTGAATCTAATTTGCCAAACAACTCGAAGGTTATAGATATTAGCGTTTTAACTAACATTGTTAATAGACTCGACGCTTTAGAAAAACTTGGTAGCGGTGGAAGTGTGAGCAATGAATCTGTTAGTAAATTGACTGAGGAGGTTGCTAAGCTGAATCAGCAGGTAACTAGAATTGGCGACGACGGTAATAAACAAATGTTGGCGGTAGCTAAGCACACTGAACAACTATTTAAATTCGAACGAGACTTGGTGGAGACAAAGGACATTTTGAAAACATTTATGCTCAGATATGACGCATTTGTTCAAGAGAGCGCTGAAAAATTCACTGATTTTGAGACGGCGTTGACAGAGGTCGAGCGAAGCCTACAGGTTACCTGTGATCCGGGTGTTTCCGGCACTGATATTGACTCCGCCCTTGGCCAAGAAACAGGAAGCGCAATTGAAAGCGCTGATTTAAAGTCTATGGTGAAACAGGAAATGGCGAATAGTTCAAATTAAGAATTAATTCAATAAATATATTAAACATTCAAGCTTATTATATTTACTATGAAAATCCTATTAAATGATAGAAAAAAGAAGGACGTTTTCGTTTCGTTGTTTCATGTATTAAAAAACTGTTCTAGTGTAGTTTCTATTACACTTGGAACTGAATTTGTGCATATTCAGGGAATGGACAAGTCTAAGATCTGCTTATTTGACGCGACTATTACTAAAAAATGGTTCGCAGAATATGACGTTAACGAAGAAACTAAAATTTGTTTTGATTCCAATGTTTTTCATTCTATAATTAGCACCAAGGGAGACGGTCAAGATTTAGTTATTACATTAGAGAATAGTGACAGCGATACACTTAACATTAACTTTATATCTCAAGAGGCTAAAAAGGGAGAATATAAAAAATCATTTAAAATGCCTCTTGTCGAATACGATTACGAAGAAATGCATATTCCAAACGTTGAATACGACGCTGAATTTTCCCTGTCGGCCAAACAAATTTCGGAGATGTTCTCACAATTAAGCAATTTCGGTAATGACATTATAATTAATTGTTCCGAAGAAGACATAAGCTTATCTACAAACGGCGTTAGTGGAGAGATGACTGTTGATATCCCGATTGATGACATATCCACTTATAGTATTGTTGAAGGAGAGAAAATCATATTGACATATAGTTTAGCGTATATTAACAAAATGTGTATAACAAATAAACTCTCCACCGATGTAGACTTTTCTCTGAGTAATGATATGCCTATGAAAATTCGATACGATTTAGGAGATGACAGCTCTATTATGTTTTTTATCGCACCTAAAATGAACGACTAATGATTCTTCGTTATAGTTCGCAAAAATTATTATTATTTGTATTTAAGATTAATGGAAATAATAATAGGAATTTTTATATTTTGTTTAGTGTTATTCATTTATTTACACATCCAATTTCATTTAAAAACGGGCGAAGACCTTGAGATGTATGAGATTGAGCAACCATCTAAGGAAAAGTTAGAAGAAATATGTGATGTTCGACAACCAGTCCTATTTGATTTTGACTGTCAAAAAATTGTAGAGTCCTCTAATAAAACATACATTTCGAATAATTATCAAGCATTCGAAGTTAAAATTAGAAATATAAAAGAGACTGACACTGACTCAGAATTATATATTCCGTTGCCAATGCATGCTTCGATGAAATTGTTTGAAGAGGATAAGAACGCAATGTATCTATCCGAAAAAAATACGGATTTTTTAGAAGAAACCGGTGTCGTAAAGAATCTAAAATATAACGACGAGTTCCTGCGACCTTATATGGTCTCAAATTGTAATTATGATGTCATGATGGGTAGCAACGGAACATGCTCCCCATTTAGATACGAAATTAACTACAGGAATTTTTTTCTTCTAACTGAGGGCAGCGCACAAATTAAATTAGCCCCACCACATAGCACAAAATATCTGTATCCTATTTACGATTACGAGAATTTCGAATTTAAGTCTCCCATTAACCCCTGGTCTCCACAACCCAAATATACGGCCGATTTCGATAAGATTAAATGTCTCGAGTTTACTTTAACCCCCGGAAAAACACTGTTTATCCCTGCGTATTGGTGGTATAGTATTAAATTTAATAAGAATACAAGTATTTCGGTGTTTAATTATAGAACTTATATGAATAATATAGCAGTTGTTCCCTACATTGGAATGCACGCATTACAAATACAAAATATAAAACGCAACGTCGTTAAAAAGGCCAGCATTCAGGAATTAAATAATGAACCAATAATCGCACCCGCTGAGAATGCGAATAATGAAGGCGCGCATGAACCAGACGAACAACTCGCGCACCAACAAACTATTTCAGAGCCAGTTGCTATTATGAACCAGATGGGAACCGACTTGAATGATTTAGATGGCCCAAAATTATAATATTAGGATATTCTAATGAGCACGTTTAAGTACATTCTCTCTATGTTCACCGGTTCGCAACCGAATAAAAAGCGCAAAACAAGGCAGCGAAAAACTGGGAACAAAAGACGCACGCGACGCGTTTATAAAATGCGCGGTGGATGAGGTGGGGCTGTGCCTCCGATGCCAGGAGTAATGACTGGTGGCTGAGGCGGGGCTATACCGCAAATGCCTTAACAACCTAGATACACTTATAAACTTACAAACCTCTCGCATAATCCATAAAATATTTTATGAGTTCTGGAATGACAATATTTCGCCTACAATATGAAGGCAACTTATTTGAGATTGGACTCGGACGTATTTTTTATCTACACTATTGTAAATAAAAAATCAACAAAAAGTATAAATTTACACCTACATCGCACAAATTTAGGCGACTGCGTTTGAAATTTCATTTTGCACATCAACGTTTCTTGATGTAATATTATTTATATCTGCTCTACAAAGCGCGCAACATGGAGCCCGGTGCTTGTTGGTAGCAAGTGTTTTAACTATACACTCATTACAGAATTCGTGGTTACAGTTTAGTTTCACAAATTTATCAGAGTCCTTTTTATCCCAGCAAATACTGCATTCACTCGACAATGGCGCCACATCTTCAACAAATTTATCGTCAATACTTGACATTATAGCGGGTCGTGTTCCGAGAGTAAGTGGTTCCTCTCCATTGGTTGGTAACATGTTGTTTAACATGGTAAATACTAATACATCCGCCATATATCGCATATATTCTCGACGACGAGAACTTACAAATTGTTCATTATAGATGGGTTCTGCCTCCTGGAGCGGCTGTATATGTTCGATATTGCGTAGCTCGGATAATACTAGCATCAGATCTTCTTCGATATCATCAGGAAGCGCCGCTTCTTCTTCTGCTGGCACCGTTTCCACAGGAAGATTTTTATACGTTTCAAAAATGTATTGCGAGATTAGATCTATAGACTCCAACACAGTAACCCTTGAATTACTTCGCAGTTTTGTAACGGCAAACGCCCGTAGCAGATGCGAATTATTTATATAATTTTGTGTTAGCCATTCTTTGAACTCGTCGAGCGTATTCATACTTCTAACTTCAAGTTCACACATAATCTCGAACTCAATTATTCTATCACTATCACATCTAGTAACCGCATGACCAGGTCGTCTACAAAATGAACAGCACCTCTGAGGGCGGGTTAAACCATAATTCCTATTACCTGAACTCATATTCAACTCTCGTTTCTGTTTATACGAGCGACAGCTAGCCTATTTTCAATTTCAATTTTATTTTTTAGTATTTGTTCCAACTCTTTTAATTGGTCTACGGTATTCACACCCATAATCTCATATACTTTTTCGACCGGAATTTCTAGCATCTCTACATCCATCGTCTCGTTAGTCTTTATAATTTCTATAACATCTGTTAGATAATACTCTGATTGGCTGTTATTGTTATGTAACTGCTTTAGGTATGTGCACAAAAGCTGTGCTGTAATACAATAAATTCCGCCATTTACTCTTGCTATGTGTAACTGATCTATAACACAATCCTTTTGTTCAACTATTTTATTAAACACACCATCGCGTTCTATGATTCTACCATACCCTGTGGGATCTTTCAGGGTTGTCGTAATCAATTTCACGTGACTTTTCATATTCAACAAATCAGTCATAGTATGCATGCTTAGCAGCGGGACATCTCCCGACAAGATTAATACATCAGAATCAATGTTTTTAACAAGTTCCGACTGACAACACATTATCGCATGACCTGTTCCAAGTGGCTCGTCTTGTGTAACATATACGATGTTCGGAGGTCTCTCTAACATATTGAGCGACGTCTTTATCTGATCCTTGTATTTCCCAACAACAACAATGACCTTTTCCAACTGGACGGTATAGCTTAGATTTTTCAATGTTAGCATAATACGATTTATCATTGGAATCCCATCCAGCTTATGAAGCACCTTTGGAATGCTGGACCCCATTCTTTTTCCCATTCCACCGGCCATAATAATAGCGACAACACTCTTCTTCATAATATTTTATTGCTTAAAAACCTTTAATACATTTATGCTAATAAATGTTTCTAAATACTAGTTAAAGATATCACACGTACATAGTATATAGCAGAGCTTGTATGTCGAGCTACAAAGTATTCGTCGATGATAGAAATTACGAGTCGTGGCATATTGCGGACACAACGAATTTAATCCCGGTAGAGTTAAATGTTAATCCACTTGAAAGCAAGTTATTTTCGACCGACGTATTCACTATTGACGCTAATAATAAACCCCAAATACTCCATTCATCTATACGTTCTGGATCAGCAATACCAGGGGTTCTAATTTTGGCTGGAAACAAAACATATGGAAGACAACATAAAGTAACTGATACGACGGCATCGAGTAAAAAGGCTGGAGGAAAACTGCTTTATAAATGCGTTCCAGATGATATGCGCTTACCGGCATTTTTAGTTCCATATGAAATTAAAAATATTGGTTTTTCAAAGGTTTTAAAAAATCTATATGTAACCTTTGTATTCGATGAATGGATCGACAAACATCCAAGAGCAAAACTTGACAATGTTATCGGACCCATCGACATTCTTGACAATTTTTACGAATATCAATTATTCTGCAAAAGTTTAAACGCATCTATCCAGAAATTTCATAAGGATACCCTCAAGGCCATTGGTAATAAATGCCATGATGGGATTATCGACTCTGTAAAGGCAAAATATCCGTCCATTCAAGACAGAACAGATCAGAGTGCGTGGCATATTATCACAATTGATCCCTATAATAGCGTGGATTTTGACGACGGATTTAGCATTGTTGACCGCGAAAATGGAATACAGCAGTTAAGTATTTACATTTCAAACGTTACAATTCTAATGGACGTTCTTAATTTATGGGGGTCCTTTTCGCGTAGAATTTCTACAATCTATCTTCCCGATAAAAAGCGCCCCATGTTGCCAACTATATTGTCTGATTGTTTGTGTAGTCTACAGGAAAACGTCACACGAGTTGCGTTTGTAATGGACGTTTTTATCCAAAATAACGACATTATAGATATTCAATATACAAATAGCCTTATTCGAGTTCGTAAAAATTATCGATATGAAGAACCAAGTCTACTCGCAGATACAAACTATCACAAGATTTTTAATGCCGCACAGGGACTTTCGGTCGTGAAACCATACGTTAATAAAGTTAGAAATAGTCACGATGTGGTTAGCTATCTTATGATACTCATGAATTTTCATTGTGCTAAGAATCTGCTTAGTCATAAGACCGGGATTTTCCGCTCTGCCATCATGAAGAGGGACGTTGAGTTGCCTCCAACTGTTCCAGATGAGGTCAGAATGTTTATAAAAATGTGGAATAGTTCCGCAGGACAATACCTCAATGGATCTGAAATTATTAATACTCGTCACGAGGTTCTTGATATGGATGCTTATGTACATATTACAAGTCCTATTCGGCGATTGGTCGACCTTCTTAACATGATAAAGCTACAGTTGGTTACAGGAATACTGCCTTCTTCAGAAGTGAGTGAGGATTTCTACAATAAATGGATTGGGGAACTCGATTATATCAATGTCACAATGCGTTCAATTAGAAAGGTTCAGTGCGACTGTACTCTATTAGATATATGTCACACATCACCGGAAACCATGGACAAGGAATACGATGGATATTTGTTTGACAAAATTAGTAGAAATGACGGATTATTCCAATACGTAGTTTATCTTCCTGAATTGAAGCTATCCTCTAGGCTTACCATGAGGGATGATATTGAAAACTTCACTCATAGAAAATTTAAGCTGTATCTTTTTGATAATGAAGATAAATTTAAGAGGAAAATACGGTTACAAGTATTACAATCTTGAATATATAATATCACCGCACACATCAAATAAAATTGATTTATTTTTTTATAAAATATATCAATCCATTCAAACAATGAATTTCGCGGTTTTACCCCAAGATTTACAACTATTTAAGCGTCTGCCGACAGTCTTACACCGATATATATATCATTTTATATACGATGAAGTGAAGGTTTATTACTGGTTAGAAAAATATTGCTGGGAAAGCACGCTACATGACTTACGAGATGCATTTTATGGAGTTTGCTTGTTGGAACAGTATTACCTTCATACACAAACCTTAAATGATATGTCTAAAAAGTTTACTGAGTATTTTCGGAGAGATAAGATAAAATGGCGCGATTCTGCTGGAACGGTAACTCGTGTAAAATGGATATGGGACGACGAGTATGCCGATTACAATATGGTCTTTTCCGATTTTACAAAATACTTACGTGAACAGTCTGCGAATAAACAAAACATGCATGGATTATATAAATATTTTGCGCATCTAATAGTCCTTTACAATGATATATACTAGATATAACTAAATATAAATTACATTATTACGGCTCCTTGTCGACAATTACTTCCTTTGAGACCCTTTTGATTATTTTTTCTTCCTTTTCAAAATCATTGTCACCTCTTCCACCCATAGCTTCCATTATAATTTTGTTATATTGGTCTGAAAATCGCGATGAACTTTTGAGACAATCCGGATGAGCTTCCTTGAACTTGGGAAGCATTCTCGCGTTTTTATCCGCAACCTTTCTGACTAACTTGTGCATCTTCTTCTGTTCCTCATCCTTTTCCCATGTATTTTCATCTTTAATATACATTGTTTCTCTCTTTTTATCGGTACAATGAACAGGCCTTTGTGTAACATCAAGGTCCTTCAGATTTTTTACAATAATATTTGAAATTCCTTCGACATATCCAAGTTCGCCAACTCGCTCCAAATCGGACAATTGCAGCTTTATTGACTCAACAAATTCTGTAATATTCATTGCATCCTTACACGTTTCATTCAAGAAAAAATTAAGATTAAATGCCTTATTATGTGAGTTTGTATGTGTTGTAGTGTTATGAGTTCCATTTTCTAATACCTTCATCATCATGGTTTTATATTCGTCCTTTTCTTTACAAACATCTAATATCAATTGTTTAAAATCTTTATTGTCATTAATTAACATCATAATTAGGTCCTTCTCGTCTAATCCTTTGTTGTTTACATCCTTGTTGGTAATATTCTTTTCTGTTAGACATTTTTGTTTGTGTTTCCATAATCCAGAACGATTGTTGAAATCTTTGTTACAAAATTCGCACGAATATTTTGAAAGGCATAATTTAGGCATATTTTCGTTTCCAAATGTTTCCAAAACGTTATTTTTTATGCCTTTTTGGTGTTTAGCAGACAGTTTGTGATTGTCATAACTGCTCTTTTTAGACGTTCCATAGTCACAAATATTACAGTAAAATTTATGGCATAATTCGGGCATAATTTGGTTTCCTAAAGTTTCCATATAATAGGATTATATTAATATTTAAATATTTTTTCCCCAAAATAAAAAAATTTTATCGTAACAAATTGAAAATTATTTTTTTGGTCACCAGACGCTAATTTTCAATTATGCAGTCAACACATGTTTTTGGCATAAAGTATTTTAGGTTTTCAAAAATGGACAAAAAAAATGTCCAAAATTGACTTTCCCAAAAAACTTTCCCCAAAATAACATGTTTTCATCTACACGTGTAGGGATTTTTTTAGACCGGATT